CTGACCAGGACCCACCACACAACAAAAAAACCTCACATCTCTCTCTCACAGATCACCGCGGGGTGGAGCAGCCCGGTAGCTCGTCAGGCTCATAACCTGAAGGCCGCAGGTTCAAATCCTGCCCCCGCAACCAAATTCCCCAAGGAATACAGACGCTTAAGAGTCTCCCAAACGGGAGGCCTTGTGCGTTCCGGACCCGTGTCAGCACTGTGTCAACAGAACGCTGGCGCCGCGTGTCAACGAGTGGCGCCGAGTCGCGCCGCACTCTCCGCTTGATCGGGGCGCGCCCGCGCGCCTGATGGTCCCCGACACCACCACGGGAGACTATCCCATGTCCAAGACCAACGACGCCGCGCTCGCCGTCCTTGCGCCATCAGGTCCGGCTGGATACCAAGAAATTGTCCGCGAGTTCCCGTTCTGATCAAGGGAGAAGCGGGCTTCAAGCCAAGTTCTCCTGCTGACGTGTGGAGTTACGAAGTCGATGTTGACACTGGTCGAGGACACTGAGGAGAAGGTGCGCGCGCAAGCTCGCCTCGAGCGCGAAGTAAGCGACGCGCTAGAAAACCAAGGATCTCGGAACATCGGTTTCCGGGGCGGAAACGTCGATCACACAGTCTATGCGTCAGGCGAAGGGTTACTCTGGGTCGCGTTCGGTGGCGTAAGCGAAGACTCGGCTGTTTCACGATTCTGGAATGCTTTTGGCGTATATCATCCAGATCGCCCGACGCAGATGATCACGGTTGAGATCAATATTCCGACTGACACCAACAGCGCTCAGGTGGCGGGATTTTTCGCGAAGGATTCCGACACCGGCGACATTTTCTTGATGCATAGCGGCAAAGTCGGTGGTGGACGCCCAGGAATTGGGAAATCAGCATTCCTCGTCTGGTCCAAGGCGAAGCTTGTGGAGGTTTCCACGTCAGAGGGTAGCGTTCGTAACGGTATCGCAGTGGCGCGACTTGGGGATGAGGACCTTGTTGAGCGAGTGTGGGCTTTTGTAACGACCGTACACGACTTCAAGGAGAGGGCCGCCACAGGTGAATTGGATACGCCAGACTTCAAGCGGCGGATCGAAGAGTTTGATCGATACAGTAAAGAGTTCTCAGGTAGGAAAAGGGGTACGCGCAATGGCGAGTTCGAGTATGTGACGTACCACGGCGATATTGTTCATGCGATCCATGTAGAAAGAACTGCACATGCCGCGCCGGGCGAGGAGGTCTTCAACTCGCCCTTGATTGACCTCTACGTCAAGAAGGGAGGGGCAGTCTCAGAAATTTACGAGGTAAAGACCGGTGTTGGTCGGCAGGTGCTCTATACCGCCATTGGGCAGCTGGTAACGCATGCAGCAGCCGTTGGCGGCAATGCGGCCCAATATCTCGTTGTTCCGGCCAACGAGCCCATCGCCGAGGATTTGGAGCGGGCCATGGCGAAGCTCCGGATAGAGGTTCGTCGGTTCCAACTAGTTGGTAATGGTCGCAGGAAGACGGTGAAGCTCATTTGACCGGTCTCTTGGGTCTGATCATCCTACGCCGCCGCCGTCGCGATCCCATCCAGCCGCACCGCGACGCTGGTGACGCCGTTCCCGGCAGCCTCGACCGCCACGCCAATGGGGAAGCGCCCGGCGGCCGGGGTGGTGACTTCCTTCGCGGTGTTGTCCCACGCCACGCGCGCGCCGACCGTGAGGACCGCGGCGCTGGCCTTCGGCAGCTGGAACACGCCGGTGGTGGAGAGCTCAACCGGGTCGCCCTCGGCCGAGGAATAGGCGGCGATGCCGAAGATGCTGCCCACGATCAGCGCGTCGCCCGAGGCGATGCCGCCCGCGGGCGTGGTGACCCGGACGATGTGGCTGTTCTGGAGGTAGTTCTTCATCTCAGAGTCCTTTCGAGGATTGGATGCGGACGACCGAGATGCGGTCGGTCGCCCCTGCGATCTGCCGGTTTAGGTCCGCGAGTGCGGCGGCCATCTCGCCGTCGCTCGCGTAGGTGATGCGCTTGCCGTCGTATTCGACGGTGCGGACGCCCCGGTAGCGCGCGGCCATGAGGGCGTCCCGCCAGGCGGTGAGCTGGGCGAGGTCGGCCATCACGCGCCTGCGTTCATGAACCAGCCGCGGTGGTCGATGAAGCCCGCGCCGAAGTCGAGGATCACGCGGATCTCCACGCCGTCCACGTCCCAGCCCGAGCGGCTCTCGACCTGCGGGCCTTCCGCGCCCGAGAGATAGGCGAACTCAAGCCCGTCGATCTCGCCGGGCTCGGCGGTGACATACCAGCGGGTGGCCGAGGACAGGCGCGGCTCGACCACCAGCGACAGCGAGCCCGAGAACGGGTTCACGTCGGCCGCCGTCGCGGGCGCGATGGAGGCCAGCCATTTCTCGGCGGTGGTTTCCAGAGCGGGCGGCACCAGCAGGTTGCGGGGCGTCACGCGGATCGTCCGGTCCTCGATGCCCTTCTGCGTGCGCAGCGCCAGCCGGGCGGCCGAGAGCGTCGCGTCCGAGATCGCTGCCCCGGTGCCCGCCTTGTTGCCGTGGTCGGCATGGAACAGCGTCTTGCCGTCCGACATGGTCGGGCCGTTGCCGCTGCCAGCCTTGAGCAGGGTCACAAGGATCCGCGCCTCGGTCTCGGCCGCGGCCTGGCCCATGCGGCGGGCGAGGTCCGCGAAGGCGCCGAGGTCGTCGTTGACCAGAACCTGCCGGGTGATGCCGATCTTCCGCGCCCAGGTCTCGACCTTGTAGGCCTCCCGCGCCTCGGCCATGGTCCCGGCCTTGATCTCGCCGTGCTCGTTCAGCTTCTCCAGCAGCGGGGCTTCGCCCAGCATGATCTTGTTCACTGCTCGGAAATCGCGCGCCGTGGTCTGGCGGCCGAGGCGGCGAATGCCCGAGGGCACGGCCAGGTAGGCATCGCGCAGCACCCGGCCCACCGTGTCCCCGAGGATGATCGGGAAGTCGGAGGTAGTGTGCAGCGCGCGGGTGACGAGGCTTGCGGGCGACAGCGCCATGGTGGACTCGCCGCGCAGCGTCAGCAATTCCTCCGCCATGTCCACGGGCGTGGAATAGGCATAGCGTCGGGCGGGCTCGGAGAGCTCATGCCGCGGGTTGATCCGGGCGTAAAGCGCCTCGCCCATCTGCCGCGCGCGCAGCGCCGGGTCGTCCTGGCTGTCGCCCATCTCGACGCGGACCTGTTCGGTGCGGATCGCGGGCGCGGATCGCTGCGCCAGCGCCTCGAAGGCTGCACGGCGCGCGGTGTCGGCGTCGGCGCCTCCGTCGATCTGCCCGTCGATCCACGACTGGTCCAGCCCGGCGATGCGGGCGATGGAGCGGATCTCGGCGTTCGCCGCGGCGCGGGTTTGTGCATCGTTCCGGTCGGGAACGGTGCTCGCGTGAGCGCCAGCTGCGTTGACGGCGTCAACGGACCTGCTGCGGGGTTGCGCCGCGGGCGGGGCCGGGGTGGTGGTCGTGTCGGTCATCTCTGTCTCCATGCGAATATGGGCGCCGGGGTCGGCGGGCGTCGGCACCAGGGAAATCTCGTGGGGCGTCCAGCGCACGGCGGTCAGCACGCGCGCGCCGTTCTCGGTGGTCTCGGTCCAGTCCTCGACGGAGTAGCCGACCGAGACGTGCCTCAGGATCCCCGCCAGCACGTCCTGCCAGACCGGCTCGACCTCGGGCCTGGCCGAGAACTGGATCAGCGCCGTGCCGCGCCTGCCGTCCACGGCGGCACTGCGGACGGAGCCAAGCACGTCGCGCACGGCGGTCTGCCGATGCGCATCGAGGACGCTGGCGCCTTCGAGGCGTGACAGGTCTACGGCCTGCGGATCGAGGCTCAGCCGCTCGATGTATTGCCCGGCTATGTCGCGGCGGCGCACAGGTGCGCCGGAGGACCAGACCACCTCGACGGTGCGAGCCTCCGCATCGGCGGTCGCGGGCGCCAGCGTCGCGCGGCGGGTCAGAAAAGCGCTTCCGTCCGGAACGGTTTGGGCTGCTCTCACGGCCAGTGTTGCGGTCTCAGCCATCGGCGGCCTCCTTCCGTTGCGCCGCCGCCGTTGGGCCGAAGGCGAGCCCCAGCCTCTCCGCCCGCTCGCGGTCTGCGGCGATCTCGGCATCCACCTGCTCGGCGTCGTAGCCGCGCTCGGAGATCGCCTGGGACCGGCTCTTGAGCCCCGCGCCGATCGCCATGATCTCGGCCTGCACGTCCTTCATGGGATCGACGTAGTCGAACTTCGGCGGCAGCCATTCGCACCCCAGGTAGGCGTCCGGGTTCCGTTCGAAGTCCCGCGCGGGCAGCTCGCCGGTCAGCACGGCGAGGCGCACGAACCGCTCCCAGACCGGGCGGCAGAACAGATGCACCACCACGTTGTGCTGCAGCTGCTCGACCCGGCGGCGGAACTCGATGAGCCCCGCCCGGATCGAGGAATAGGTGACGCCCTCCAGGTCGCCCGAGACCAGCTCGTAAGGCAGACCCAGCCCCGCGGCGACGGCGCGCAGGTGGTTCTTCACGAAGGGCGCGTAGGCATCGTGCTCGGTCGGGTTCGAGAAGCGGATGTCGGTGCCGGGCGGCAGCGGGATCAGGCTGCCGGGCTCCATGCCCACGGTCAGCGCGCCGCCGGTGTTGGTGCCCGAGAGGCCGCCCGCCGTGCCGTCGGGATCGGTGATGAAGCCGGTGAAGAGCGCCGCGACCTTTGCCTTCACCAGCGCGGCATCCTCGAACTGGTCGAGCTCGTGCAGCCGCAGCAGTACCGGCGCGAGCCAGGTGATTCCGCGCAGCTGGCCCGCGGCGAGCGGCTTGAACAGGTGCAGGCAATCGGCGGCGGGGACGCGGAGCGGGTCCATGCGGAGAGACCCCAGCGGATCGCCCGGGCGGGAGGACAAGACCCGATAGGCGACCCGGCGACCGGCGGCATCGAACTCGATGCCCGCGCGGATCCGCACCCCGCCGCCGATCTCGCGGTGCAGGTCCATGGGAACCTGCTCGCGATCCAGAAGCTCGAGGTGGAGGGGAATGGTGGCGGCGTCGCTGGCGACGCGGAGCCGTGCGAAGCTCTCGCCGCTCTCGACCATCACGCGCACGGCCATGGCCTGCAGCCCATAGAAATCCGCGAGTCCATCCGGAGCGGCATGATCGGTCCAGCGCAGCCAGAGCGCCTGCAGGCGCTCGCGCACGGCCCGGTCGGGATGGGTGGATTGCGGCTTGATCCCGGCCCCGACGACATTGCCGACCAGGCTGTCCACCGCCGCCGCGACCCACGGGTTGTTGCGCGCATACCACCCGGCGCGCCGTGCCGCCGTGGTCGCGCCCGCCAAAATCGCCGTGTTCAGCCCGTCGACCGTCCGCGCCCCCTCCCAACGCCGCCCGCCACCCGCGGCGTCGAAGCCGCGAGCCCGCGCGAGGCCGAGAAGGCGATGGAGGAAGGTCCGCATGGGCGACAGAATCGCCCGAAACAGACCCTCAAGCTATTGGGAATGTTTGGGAATGTGAGAGATGGATGATCGTGCCGCCTACTACGCCACTCGGCGGCCGAACAGGTCTGGCTGGGTCAAAGAGGGCAGGTTCAAGCCGAGCCGCTTGGCCAACACCTCCGCTGGGAAACCCCGAAGCTCCTTCGGTTCGAGCTTGTGCAGCCCACCGCCATAAACACGGCCATGCCCCAGAAGTTCCTCGGCATCGATCTCGTTCAGGAATTCCCATGCCACCCGCATTGCTTCGGCATTCTTTTCCGCAGCGCGTGCCAGAATTGGCTTGGGATACAGCAGCAAGAACGTGTTGCAAGCAGTCGCTTGGGAATGGTTCAAGATGAATCGGAAGGGCTTCGCCCCGTTTCTGCTCCGCCCCATGTAGGTACAAATGATGGGCGCAGCGGGCCGGTTCTCCTGCGAGTACCATGGCTTGCGTCCTCGGCACAAATAGCGCTCCGCGACTGCCTTTTCGCCCGTCTTGCCGGCTTTGAGATACGCGTGTAGCGCCGGATAGCGCTCCGCAATCTCATCTTCGGCGAGACGTGTATCGAGTAGAAATAGCTGTTTGGAAAGTAGGGGATTGCCTGCTTCGTCAGCATCGATCTCATCTGTGGGTATATGGCGTGAGCCAGGCAAGACCGGGCGAAAGCATTCTAATGGCAGGTTGCGTTCTTCGATTTGAGCACGGTCCATGATGAAGAAGCTGTTGTCGCCAGTGGCGAGGCCCCGCTTGATCTCGAAGAGATCGCCCAAGGTGATTTCGCTTCTTTGCGTGGCATTGTCCGCCTGCGGATAACGCGTCCACTTTGCTTCATCCGCCAGTTCGGCTGCTGGCACCTCGCGTGCGAGTGACGGGGACGCAAGCGTGCCACCATACGTGAAGAGGACGCGGTGATCCTTTGGCGGGGGACACTTCTTGATCCACACAACTGCGGATGACACCAACGCATCATCAAACTGCACGTCGTTGGGGTCATAGCGATGGATACGAAGCAGCGTCACCTTTTCGAGGAGGTATCGCTTCAGCATCTTCCCGTAGTTCACGCCCATGAACTCGCTCGGGATGAGCCATCCCGCGATGCCATCGTCGGCCATAAAGGGATGCGCAAGGCCCATGAAGTAGCAGTACAACCCAGACAAGCCGTTTATCTTGACGCCGCAAGCCTCTGCAGTCCGGTGCTGAATGGTGGCCTTTCGGGTGCCATCCATGTGATGATGCCGAACGTAGGGCGGATTGCAGATCAACAGGTTTGCGCCACGCCCCGCAGGTGAGGCCTCAGCGAAGTCTTCTAGATGGATTTGGAGTTGCGTGTCTCGCCACAGATCACGGGCTGGGTCACCATAGTGTGGGTCAATTTCAAACCCGGTTGCGCTGTCAACCCGTTCGTGGGGCGCCGTCGCCAAAAGCGCCGAATAGAATGAACCTGTCCCGATAGCGGGATCAAGGAACCGAATTGGAGCGTCGCCGGGCAGCAGGCTAACACCGTAGGCAAGTATCTCGCGTGCAAGTGCCGTCGGAGTCGCGAATTGGCCCATGCGGTTCCGGTCTTCCGACGTCTTATCGCCGTCCAGTGCTGCTTGCAGGACAAGCCGCTCAGCCTCGAGTTGATTGATGTCGGTCATAAGCCAAAGTCCTGAAGGTCGTCGATCCGGTGTTCCCACACCCAATCAATCCCTTCTGCGGCCTCGTAGCCGAGATAGCCACTATCAAAGTAGCCACACAGAAACAAAATGAACTCAATGTTTGCGCCATAGGTATGGCGCAGCTGATTTACTTTCTGCGCCTCCTCCTTTCGGCGCTTGTTTGTGTTGGTGAAGTCCCCGGCCGACTTGGCCTCGACCAGCAAGGGGAATTCACCAGGCTTGGCAGTGCGGCGCATGATGACGGCGTCAACAGGTATGTTGACAGTGTTCGAGCCATTGTCGCCACCGACGGGCACATTCATGCGGAACGAGTAGGTTCCTGCTGGCATAGTGCGGAAGTCGGCGTGCCCGTCCGGAATCTTGCGATAGCCGCGCGCCTCGAGCCATTTGCCGATGTATGCGAGTTGGCGCTGCTCCTGCGCATTGCGGATGATGGGGTTTGCGACGCTGCCACAAAGTCTGTCTGCAACAATGGTGGCGGCTCGGTGGATTTCAGGCTCGGTGGCTGGCGAGTCGCGCCCGATCCAGACGAAGATATCTGGGTCGGCCATACGTTCGATGATGTCCGCGATCTTGCGAAGTTCGGCATCAAGCGCCGCCCCATTCAGCCGGACCGGGAGCTTCTTTTCGTTCTCCATCCGCTTGACCATGGCGGGAGGCACATCGGCCAGACCGATCAGCCGATCCACAGCTAGCGGAGGGCAGGTAGACATTCTCAGCGTCGGAAGAACTTCCGGCCAGCGCTTCATCACCTCAGGTCTGATATTAGTGAGGTTCTCTGTGGACTTGAGGGTCGCCTCGACGTCCTTCGTTGTCTCAATCCGTGTATCACGAAACGCTTTTGGCGCGAAGTTCATGAACCACTGATTGTACATATCCACGGACTTTGCGATGTCCGCCTTCCAGTTCTGGGGCTTGTCGAGGTTTACGGGCATATTTACTTCGTCGATTTCTTATACAGTTCCCACATTTCCTCGAACAGCTTCCGCAAGGATACGCCTCGTTTAGCTGCTTCTTGCTTCACCTCAGCCGCCAGTTCGGGTGACATCGAGAAGCCGACGATCTTCCGCGGGATGGAGCGGCTATCTGGCATGTGAACCTCCTCTGCTGCGCCGAGAGTCGACATGTCGACCAAAAATGTCAATGAGGCACAACATCTGGAGGTGAATTTCATGTCCCCACCCACCGGGAGCGTATGATCGCCTTCGCCTCTCGGAAGGGGATCGCTGTGCGCCCTGCCACCCCCTCCACCTCCTCATTCAGCCTCAGCCTCATGCTGATCAGCCCGTGCAGGGCGGCGTGGGCGTAGACGAAGGTGTCGAGGGCCTCGTTGCGCTCGCCGTCGCGCTTGGGCTGCCAGGAGCGGATGGGACGGCCCCGCTCGAAGCGGGTGACGACGCGCTCGGCGGTCAACTGGCGGAAGTAGTCGGCGTCGAGGCAGCGGGGGAAGTGGATCGCGCCGGGACCGGGTTCGGTGAGGCGTAGACGGGCGTAGACGGCGTCCTTCACCGCGTCCACGCCGACGATGAAGAGCGGGATCTTGCCCTTGTTGGTCCGCGTCGGGCGGCGAGGCCAGACGGGGATGCCGGGCCCGCCGCGGCCCTTGATCGCCCAGATGCGGCGGGCGAGGCGGGTGCGACAGAACTCGTAGGCCATCTTGGTGTGATGGCCGCCGGTGTCGATGGCGGCGGCGCGCACGGGTAGGTCGAGCCCCGCGGGATGCGGGAAGGTCGCCTGCAGCACCAGGTCGAGATCGGACCACAGGCGCGGCCCGGACGGGTCGCCCCAGAGCACACGGTAGTCGATCACCCACGCCTCCTCGTCGCGTCCCCAGCCGAGGATCTGCACCTCGATCCGGTCGCCCTGCACATCGACGCCGGCAGTCAGGACGGCCACGGAGGCGGGCAGCGCCTCGCCCCAGTCCTCGCGCTGCGCCATCAGAGGATCGGCCGGAACGGTGTCGCCCGCCTGATCCTCCCAGGACTCGCCCAGCTTGGTGTTCACCCAGACCTGCAGGCGGGGCGGGTCCTTGCGGACGCGGCCATGCTCGGCGGCGATCTCGGCCCATGTCTCCCACGGCGAGTAGAGCGCGGAGAGGTGGAAGCCTGCGGTGCGGCCGTCGCCCTCGGCGGTCGCGCGCCATTCCCCGGCGGCGAGCAGGCGGGGTTTCTCATGCTCGTGGTGGATGCAGCCGCATGCCTCGCAGACCAGATGCGCTGCGTCGCGCCGCCCCTCGGGCCAGCGGATGCGCGCCCAGGTGATCGGGGCCATGTCGCCGCAGTGCAGGCAGGGGACGTGGTAGAAGCGCCGGTCGCTGTGCTCGAAGGCGGCCTCGATGCGGGAGTGACCCTTCAGCGTGGGCGTGGAGACCATGTAGATCTTGCGCCGGCCGCGGAAGGTGGCGGTGCGCTGGATGGCCAGATCGACCGGATCGCCCTCGCCATCGGCGTCGCCGGGATAGCCGTCCACCTCGTCGAGGAACAGGTAGCGCACAGGCGTTGAGCGGAGGCCAACAGCGGAATTGGCCCCGGTCATCACCAGCTGGCCGCCGGGGAAGGACTTGCGGAACAGGCTGTTCCCCGCGTCGCGGGAGCGGGGCGCGGCGACCAGTTCGCGCAGGGCAGGTGTGGCCTCGATCAGCGGGTCGATACGCACGGTGGTGTTCCGGCGCACCATGTCGAGCGAGGGCATCACCAGCATGGCGATGCCGGGCGCGTTCTGGATGATGTAGCCGAGCCAGTTCAGCCCGGCCTCCGAACCTCCGGTCTGCGCGCCCTTCATCAGGACGACCCGCTCGTAGGGGCTGGCGGTCGAGAGCGCGTCCATCACCGCGCGCAGATAGGGCGTGCGGTCCGTGCGCCAGCGGCCCGGCTCGGCCGAGGTCGGCGGCAGGATGCGATGCCGGTCGGCCCAGTCCGAGACCGGGATCGGCGGTTCGGGGCGGATGCCGCGCCGCCAGGCGAGGTCGATGTCAGGCACCATCGCCAAAGCTCCCGAGCGGCAGGTCGGCCAGATGTTCGAGATGCTCGCGCATCATCCGGTCGAGCGCTGCATAGGTGGCGCGTGGATCGGCGCCGATCTCGGCCGCCAGCAGAGGCGCCGTGCGCTGGACCCACGCCATATGCGCGTCGCGTTCGGCACGGGCGCGCGCGAAGACCGTGCGCGTGGCTGCGGCGGTTTCGACCAGCTGGCCCTGCTCGCGCTCGAACGCCAGCTTGGCGCGCTGGACCTTGACGATCTCATGCAGCCGCTTGGCTTCGGCCAGCGTGGTCGTGGCGCGGGTGGGGACGGCGCCGCCCTTGTTGCGCCGCGCCGGATCGAGGTTGTCCTCGATCCAGGCGAGCCCCACCGCCACGTCGATCCGCCCGTCCGCACGCACCGGCAGTCCCTCGGCCACCAGCTGCGAGATGCGGCCCTTGGTCAGCCCCACGCGGGCGGCGAAGGCGGTCTTGGTCTCATGGCTGTCGAGTTTAGTCATTTCCGCCCCCTGACGCTGGCGGGCTTATGCGCTGCGCGTCCCCACATACGGATCGGCCCGGGAGGAACCGCCGCTTTCCCGATCCTTCCGGCTTGACCCCGCCTCGGGCGGGCGGGCTCGGCCCATCGAGTGACGCACGGGTGACGCAGGAATGACGGGGTTTCGGACGTAAGCCCCTGAAAGTGTTGAGATGACGCACCTTCCCCAGCATCCTTTTGAATAGGGGGGAACGGGATGATGATTGGGGAGAGGGATTTCCCCCTTATCAAAATGTTTGAGCCAAAGTGCGTCATCTCAACACTCTCAATGGGTTAGGGGCCAAATCGCCCGTTTAGTGCGTCACCACTGCGTCACCGTCAGGCCGACGAAGAACCGCCCGGAGCTCGTCCGCTTGTGCTGGATCCCGGCCACGCGGGCCTGCACGCGCTGGACGAAGCCGTTGATGGCGGGCAGCTTCTCGGGCTTGTAGCCCTCGCCCAGCGCCCAGTTCTGGAAGCGCAGGTGCGCATCGCGCGTGGCCAGCATCGGCCCGCCGTTCACGATGGGCACGACCGATACGCAGGCGTCGATCCAGGCGGCGATGGGATCCTCGCTAAGCACCCATTCGAGAAGCGCCTCGTGGCAGCCCTTCGGGATGGCGAAGTTGCGCTGGCGGATCAGCCGCGCCGCGCCCTCGACCGCCCATGCCAGCAGCAGGTCCGGTTCCTCGGCGGCGATGCGTTTGCCGATGTCTTCGATGCGTTCCTCCAGCGGGATCGAGCGGGTGAAGGGGATCAGCAGCAGGCGGCGCTGCACGCCCCGGTCCACGCCGCCCTTGAAGCTGGGCAGCTGGTTCGCGGCAAAGAGGTTCTGCGCGACCGAGCGGAACTCGACCCGGCTCTTGTAGACGTCGCGCCCCTCGATGGGATCGCCGGTGACGACGGCCTTGAAGGTGTCGGACGCGATGGCCTCGGGCGAGAGCTCGTCGGAGGCGTTGAGCAGCTTGCCCACGAGCCCGATGACATGCCGCTCGTCGCCCATCTTCGAGGCGGGGACCGAGCAGATGGCGCTTTCGGGCAGGAGGCCGCGGGCCAGTTCGAGCACCTGGCTCTTGCCGTTCTCGGCGGTCTTGCCGTGCAGCACCACCGCGCGCGGCTGCATCAGCCGGGTGGCATAGCCCAGCGCAGCCGCACCGCAGACCTCCGCGAGCAGGGCACATTTCGCCTCGGCCTCGGGGTCGCCCTTGAAGCTGCCGGTCAGCAGCCTGGCGAGCAGCGAGCCTGCGGGCGGGATGCCTGAGGCGCCAAGCTGCCAGCGGCCGGGCAGGGTATGGCGGCAGCGATGCTGGCGGTGATGCGGTTCGAGGCGCGGCGTCCCCTCCGCGTCGAAGCGGATGAAGCCCGAGGCGCAGTTGATGCCTGCGGGCGGGGCGTCGAAGAAGCCGGGCATGGCGCAGAGCGCGGCGCATTCGTTGAGCACGGAATTGACGCGGGTCTTGGTCAGCTTGACGTTCGAGGGCTCGCCCGCGGGCGTGAGAAACCCGGCGCCGTCATAGGCGTGGACCGGCAGGCGCAGTTCGTGGTCGGGGATGGCTTCCCAATGGGTGCCGCAATAGCGCCAGAATTCGCCATCGGCATGGACGATGCGGCCGTGGCGCTCGGTCAGATCCTCGCGGACCCGTTTCGCGATCTCCACGTCCGAGCCGATGTAGAGCCGCTTGCGCCCGGTGTCGGTCTCCTCGACGCGGAACGGTTCGGCAGCGGCGATCCGGTTGCGCACGGCAGCCTCGCCCTCGCGGACCAGGACATCGTTGAAGTCCTGCTCCTCGGGCGGGGTGGCGATCAGCACGGTCATGCCGCGGTGCGCGAGCATGCTTGCGGCGCGGGCTATCTGGCCCTCGGCCTTGCTGCCGGGCAAGTCGCCGTCGCGGGCGACGATCACCGTGGCGTTCGCGGGCACGGGCGCACGGCCGATGTTCGAGATGCCGAGGCAGGCCCAGGTCTCCTGTCCCGTCGCCTGCCAGACCGAGAGCGCGGTCTCGACCCCCTCGCAGAGCACCAGCGGCTCGCGGCCGGGGAGGCGCACGGCGGCACATTTGGCCCACCCGTCCGCGGCCTTGTTGGTGCGCTTGACCACCTTGACCGGGGCCTTCCGCCCCTCGGCCGTCAGATAGACCTGCTGCAGCGCAAGCACCTCGCCCGCGTCGTCGGTGGCGAGCGCGACCATGGCTCCGAACTGGCGGTAGGCGTATTGGCGATAGCGGATGCAGTCGGGCGGCGTGGCGGTGATCCCGCGATGGCGCAGATAGGCGAGCACTGGCGTCGAGACGAGGCTCTCGCTGCGGCGTACGATCTCGGCCACCTTCTCGGCGCGCTCCTCGGGCGTCGGTTCCCTGGGTCCGGCCGAGCCCGAGGCGGAAAGCGCGGGCGACGCGGGCGAAGTCTCCGTCCAGGACGGACCGGCGTCGGGTTCGCCCAGCCAGGACCGCGCCCAGTCCCACGCGGCCTTGTCGTCCAGCCCGAGGCGATAGCCGATCAGTTCCAGCGCCGCGCCCCCGGCGCCATGTTCATGGTCGTACCAGCGGCCCTTGTTCGCGCCGTCGATTTCCACGGCGACGCTGCCCTTGGTGCCGAAGCGCAGCTGCTGCGCGCTGGAAAGCTCCCGGTTCGGCTCGCCCAGCAACTCGCGGGCCAGGTCCGCGATACGGTGCTCCAGCATGTCGGCCAGCTGGGCGACGGACATGCGGGTGGCGGCACGGGCGCGGGAGCCGGGCGGTGTGCCGTTGAAGTCGAGGGTTTGGTTCTGCACTGTCATTGGCGCGGCGCCTTCACGGTGCAGAGCAGGATCGGCATCTTGGGGCGTACCGCCTGCACGCGGTTGGTCCAGGCGATCTCCTGTTCGGGCCGGGTCTCGATGATCAGCCCGTTGCGCTGCGCCATCGCCATCAGGGCGATGCTCGAATAGGCCTCGGGCGGCGGGGCGCAGGAGATGATGGCGACGCCGTCGGCCATGCCGATCAGTTGGTCGAGCGCCTTGCGGTCATACTGATCGGGGCCGAGCGCGCAGTCGGTGTCGTCGCCGACCATGACGATGAAGGGCCGTTCCAGCAGGGCAAGGCCGCGGTGGAGCCCGGTCGCGCGCTGGGGGATCACCAGGAAGCCGACACCGTGATCGCGGGTCGCGTGGACGATGGGCAGCAGGTGCGGTGCCTTCTCGGTGACCGTGGTTTCCAGACGTTCGAGAATGGTGCCGGTGAACTGGATTGGGGTGTCAGGCATTGGCGAAGCCCTCCTGCAGGGCGATCCAGTCCATCAGCGTGGAGCGGCGCGTGGCGATGCGGTGGCCCAGCCGGAAATGCGGCAGCGGGCGCTTCGAGCGCGTGCAGAGGTAGTAGACGCGGCGCTGGAACCGGAACTCGTCGGAGTCGAAGAGGAAGCGGGCGATCTCGGCGGCGCCGATCATCATGTCGGGCGCGAGCGTGGCGGGCGTGGTCATCGGCCCCTCCCGGCGCGCGGGGCGCTCGGCTTGCGATCGGCGGCCTGTTCGCGGGCGAGCAGCCAGTCGCGCACCGCCTCGATGCGGTAGTAGACGCGTCGGCCGATCACGACGAAGGGCGGGGACTGGCGCAGCTGGCGGTCGCGCTGGCAGGTGCGCAAGCTGACCCCGCGGCGGGCCGCGTATTCCTCCTCCGAGATGAAGCCGTCGAGGAAATCGGCGGGCGGGGCGACGGTGGCGGCCCTCTCGGCGCCTCCGGATGCAAGGGGTTGGGTCATCGGCGTCTCCTTCGTGCCAGGCGACGCAACGCGCCGCCGATGGCCGAGAAGTGCCGAAGCCAGACCCCCCGAAAAACCGCCCCGAAAATCCCCCCGAAACGAAAATATCGGGGGATTACTTAGCTTTGGTCCGGGCCTCCCTGTAGTCGTCGCGAAGCTTGTTCTCGATGGCCTTTGCCGTGAGGGGCTGCTTGTCGGGATGGTTGGCCATGAACCACCCTGCGAGCGTGGCAGCTTCGCGCGCCAGAGATCGCTCAAGCTGGCCGCCATCGACCCGCCGCTTGAATTCCGCAACGACGAGATGCATGTGCGACGGCCGTCCAGGCGCTCCGGTTTCCGGAAGAGGCGGCGCAGGGACAGGCTCGGGTTCCTTCGCCACTACAGGAATTCCGACGCGGATATCGAACAGCGACACGCCCGGCGCCTTCGCGGTGCCCTTG